TGTAAGTTCGTCTTGAATTTTTCTGTCTTCTTCATAACTTTTTTCCCCGAAATCAATAATATCAAGCTCAAAATTATCATCTGAACTTTTTGTTTTAAGGTCTTCTCTAGCCTTAGAAACAATCTCACAATATTCTTTAACTAAGCCGTAATGTTTAGCGACTGACATATTTAGGACTCTTACGTTATAAAGCGTTTTGTTCCCTATTTTTTTAGGTTTTTCAAGTTCCATTATCTTACCCCTCCACTTCTAAAATATCTTTGACGTAATTAAAAACATCCTCGTAAGTATTTTCGATGCCCTCTGCATCGCACCCAATAGTTCCGATGGGTTTGCTAAAATCCCAGTAAGTGCCATCCCTTGAGTATGTAAGATTATTTTTTTCACATAATCTTTTAAGTTTAGCGTAATACTTTTTTTCTGACTTTCGATACGCCTTTTGCTCTGGCGAAACATAGCCTCTTGGTGGTTGAATAAATTTATTAAGGTTTATCATATTGAACACCCTTTTCTTGCTATCGCTTTAAAATAACCGGCAACAAAATTCCAATCTATATCTTTAGCTTCAGTTTTGCCGTGATTTTCAATAAACAATTCTTTTGATAGTTTTGTAAATGAATTAGGGGCTTCTAAAGCATAATAGGTAAATTCTGCAATGTATGCATCACAAACAGCATATGTTTTTGAATTAGGTTTACACATTTTTTTGAACTCCAATTTATTATTATTAAGATATGGGGGGTCTCCCCCCCTGTTTTAATCTTCTGAACCTTCAGATACTTCTTTATCTTGTAACTGAGCGTTGAGTTCAAACTGCAAAGACTTTGCTAAGTCGATGTTCTTCTTTATCATCTCTTTGGCAAGTTCTTTCATGCCGTCATTGTTCTCAAAAAAACGATATGCTTGATAATCTATCATATTAGTCTCCCATTTTTGTGAGGGGTTTCCCCCCCTGTTGATTAGCTAGCCTTTCTTGCTTTGTGAAAAGACCAGATAAGATTTTCCCAATACTGAGTGCCTTTTCTCAATGTCTTTACATTTCTATTCCACTCATCGCCTTCTTGATCGAAATGAACTAACCACTTGGTTATCATCTTAGGAATGAACTTGCCTTGTTCCCAAACAACTTTGTAATGAAATTTTGCGGTGTAACCAACATCGGTCTTGAAACATTCACGCAATTCTGCGAATTCAAAAACCGCCTTACCATCAATCTCTTTCTGGCTAACAACTGACATTTTTGTAATTTCTTTTTTCATTTGAACTCCAATTTATTATTATTATTAACGTCTATAAACCTAGAATAGTAGCTAGGTTATTTAATGTCAACAACAAAAATGAAAAAAAATGAAAAAAAATTGTGATTTGGTGTTTTTTTTGATATTTTTATGATATTCCTCCTACGACTAGCGGAATATACAAATGAACTCCAATTCTATTTGTATAAATAGGGGGTAAATTTTATAACTTAAATGGGTGCAATCTCATTAGAACTTAGACTTTACCCCTTATGATTAAAGAATCAGACATACAAATAGCCTGTAATGACTACCTAAATTATCTGTGTAAATATTACCATTTTCGGCATTTCCATGTACCGAATGAAGGTCAGAAGTCTATTGGATATCATTTAAAGCTGAAAAAAATGGGTCTAAAGTCTGGTTGTCCAGATATTATTGTTGAGTATCCAGAAGGAAGGATTTTGTATATTGAGTTAAAGACTGAAAAAGGTAGGCTTTCGGACGCTCAGAAGCTTTGGGCGGTGCAGTCTAAAGCTATGGAAACACCCCATTTTATTGTGAAGGGCGGGGTTACTGAATGTTTAGACCAGATAAAAGAGATTATTGAAATAAACGTTCCTGTGCGGTCTTAATTATTTTAGTGTTACTTTACCTTTTTTACACGCAATAGACGCTGTACGGCTTTTAAATTGCCTTTAAAGGGCATTTTGTTCTTTCTGGTGCGTTTCCGCTTACGTCCTATGGGTCTTTTACCTATCAATTCAGCAATTGTAGCTGTGGTTGTAAAACCTATCATTTCCCGACCTTCCGCATTGCTCTAGTATGTGCTTGAGAGAACGTCTTTCCAGATTTCAAGTCTTTAGCCATTTCTTTCATATGTTTCAATGAATGATGCCTAGCATGACTGTTCATAGTCTTGCGTTGTCGGGGTGTTAAGTCTTTAGTAAACTTCTTAATAGATTTGACTAAAACCATTTACCGCTTTTTTCTTTTCATCTTTTTGTTTTTTTTCTTTTTCTTCATTCCTTTAGAATGTGAGCCTTTCCCTGTGTGATACGGCATTACTTCTTTCCTTTCTTTTTCTTTTTACCCTTTTTTTGACTTTTTAGAATTGCTTTCTGTAGTCCTTTTGGTAGTTTTTTTTGCTTTGGTGTTAGTGCCATGATAACCCCCTTTGGTTTTTTGGTTCAATGATTTTTTTAGAAAATAACTCGCAATCTTTGAGAAGAAATCATAAAGCTTCATATATATTTTGCTCATTACGTCACCAACTCGAAATGCACGGCATCGATGAAGGGTCTTTTGCCAAG